CAGCCGAGCAAGGCTGACATTGTTGTTCTTGGTGGCCAGAACTGGGACACCACCAATGCTGCCACCCTGACCGTGACGAGTGCCGTTCCGGCAGGCAATCAGGTGGACAACATCCCTTGTATCATCTGCGGTGCTCACCAGCCGCAGCAACCGGCCGGGTTTGGCTATAACTTGTTCGGTAACACCGGCAACGCCAACACGGTCAGCTTCTTCTCGACTGCTGTGTTTCCAAGTCAGGGAGGTTCCGGCCTGGGTCTCGACCAGATCGGCACCGGCTACTCGCTGGCAAACGGCAGTCCGCTGCTGAACGCCATCGGTGGACGTATCGGCTTCACTGTCGGCCTCGATGTCAACGACAGCAGCCAGGCGCAGACACTTGAGTCGTTCTGGTTTCTCAACCTGACGCAGCACACGGTGTTGGGAGTGTTCTCGCCGGGACCGGGCGGGATGCTAATCCCGGACATCAACAACGGCACCGGGTTTCCGGACTACACCATCAGCGGGCTCACGCTTGAGGGTATCAACGCGGGCGATCAGGTCATCTTCTTCTCGCGCATCACGGACGCGAATGATGGTCCTGACTCGTTCTTCATCAACCCAGTGATCGTGCCCGGCCCGATCGCGGGTGCGGGCATTCCTGGCCTGCTCGCCGCGTTCGGCATCGGCGGCTTCATGTGGCGCCGCCGCAAGATCGCGACTGCGTAGCTTGCATACTGAGGCGCGGCAGTGACGAACCACGGCGTGGGGCCGCCGACCGCGTCAGCCCCTTGGAACATAACCATGAACATCGCCAACGTCCCACAGCCGGCATCCGAGAGCGCGGCGGTGCTCGCCGTCATCGAGAGGATCGCGCGCGATCCGTCCGTCGACATCGCCAAACTGGAGAAGATGATCGACATGCAAGAGCGCGTGATGGCGATGAAGGCGCGTGTCGCCTATGCCGCAGCGCTCGCGTCCATGCAGTTGGAGCTGCCCGAGATCACCGAGCTCGGCAAGATCGATATCGGTCGCGGCAAACCGCAAACCTATGCACGCTGGGAAGATATCAACGAGAAGATCAAGCCAATCCTCGGCAAGCACGGGTTTGCGCTCCAGTTCCGCACAGGTCACGATGAAAAGCAGATCGTCGTGACATGCATACTGTACCACCGGGAAGGCCATTGCGAACAAACCACGATGAACCTACCAGTCGATATGACTGGCAGCAAGAACCCGGTCCAGGCGGTTGGCTCTTCCATCAGTTATGGCAAGCGCTACACCGCCTCGGCGCTGCTCAACCTGACGAGTCGTGGCGAGGACGACGACGGAAAGTCGGCGGGTGACAGTGGCAAGACTATCTCCGCAGAGGAGGTGGAAAACATCAACGATATTCTGGCCATCATTGGGGACGAGAGCGTGAAGCCTCGACTGCTCAAGTGGTTGAAGAAGGAGCGGATCGAAGACATTCCCGCCAACCGTTACGATGACGCGATCGAGAACTTAAAAAAAATCAGGAGTTCCCAATGACAATCCAAACGGTGGATTGCATCCAAGGGAGCGACGAGTGGTATCGCGTTCGCATGGGAATGCCCACCGCTTCCGAGTTTGCAACCATTCTCGCCAAGGGACGCGACGGCGGCGCGAGCGTTACAAGACGCAAATATCTTTTGACCCTGGCGGGCGAGCGGATCACGGGCGAGCCCGCCGAGACATTTTCAAACGGCCACATGGAGCGCGGTAAGATAATGGAGGACGAGGCACGCGATCTTTATTCGCTGATGGCTGGCGTCGACCCCCAGCGTGTCGGCTTTATAATCAACGGCCCAAAAGGCTGCTCGCCGGACGCACTGATCGGTCACAACGGTATGGTCGAGATCAAGACCAAACTGCCTCATCTGGTGATCGATTGCATTCTCAAGGACGAATTCCCTCCTGAGCACAAAGCGCAATGCCAAGGTGCTCTATGGGTTGCCGAGAGGGAATGGATCGATATAGCCATCTACTGGCCTCGACTTCCACTGTTTCTGAAACGCGCATATCGCGACGATGGTTATATCGCAAACCTCGCTGGTGCTGTCTCTCAATTCAACGACGAGCTGGTGGCCACAGTCGAGCGCGTGCGTAACTATCAAAATATACAGGTGGCGGCTTGAGGGCGCCGCCGCCGATTCCGTTCTTTTACGACGGCGAGGTAATGCGCCCGAAAATTCCTCGCTTGGCAGATCGCTACTATGTAGCCGGCGAGAGTTACACCCTCGTGCCGCACGAGGATCGATCGTCCAAGAGCCATCGGCACTATTTTGCATCAGTCGCAGAAGCGTGGGCCAATCTTCGCGAACAAGATGCCGCCAGGTTCCGGACGGCTGACCACATGAGGAAATGGGCGCTCATCCGCGCTGGATATCGTGACGAGCGTTCGATCGTGGCGCCATCCAAAGCAGACGCCAAGCGCATCGCGGCATTCATCCGCCCCATGGACGAGTTTGCTGTCATCACAGTGATCGACGCCGTCGTCACCGTCTACACAGCCAAGAGCCAGTCAATGCGAGCAATGGGAAAGAAGGAGTTTGCAGAGAGTAAGCAGGCCGTGCTCGATATTCTTGCCGCCATGATCGGCGTGAGCGTGGACGAGCTCGGCAAGGCGAGGGCAGCATGAGACCGAAACCCACGACTGAACAATTGGAGCAAAAATTCTGGTCGCGCGTAGAGCGTGGCGAGGGGTGTTGGCTTTGGCGAGGTACTCGTCATTCGCGCGGGTACGGAGCGTTTTGCTTCCACGGTCAGAAGATCACAGCACACAGAGCGGCATTCCAGCTTACCTGGCCATCAATCGACATTCGGGGAATGGATATTTGCCATCATTGCGACAATCGCGTTTGTGTGCGGCCAAGTCACTTATTTCTCGGTACAAGGCAGGACAATGTAAACGACATGATGCAAAAAGGACGCGGTGCGGCTGGATCTAAGAACGGTCATTCTAAGTTGACGCACATCCAAGTCTCAGCGATTAGGCGCGATGTGCGTCTCCAGAGAGTCATAGCCGCTGAATATGGCGTTGACCAGGCAGTTGTCTCTCGTATCAAAAATGGCAAAGCCTATGTCACGCCGTGAATTTCCGGGAAAAATTCGCGTAGCCGCCTGGAAGCGCGCAGACGGGCGCTGCGAGGAATGCACACGAAGGCTGTATCCTGGCGACGCGCGCTTCGATCACCGAGTGCCCCTCGGCCTGACTGGCGAGCCGACGCTAGAGAACGCACAACTTTTATGCCGCTGGTGTCACGATCGAAAAACCTTCGGCGAGGACATGCCGGCGATAGCGCGTGCAAAGAGGCGCGAGCGTGCTCACCTGGGCATCAAGCGCACCAAATCGCGGCCGATGCTCGGGAATAAAAATTCCGACTGGAAACACAAGGTCAGCGGTGGATGGGTGCGGCGATGAGCGACGACGAGCCCATCACCCTGGCCGAGGCGTGCGGTATCTTCCGCGGCACCCTGACTGTTGCTAGCCTGCGCGCTGAGGCAAGGAGAGGACGGCTATCCATCTTCAAGGTCGGCCGGAGGCAGTACACCACCCGTGCCGACATCCGCGAGATGATCCAGCAATGCCGCAACGCGCAAAAGGGCCAAGACTCTACCTCGACCCCGTGCGAAAAACCTGGATCATCCGGGATGGACCCCGTGCAGTCCGCACGAGTTGCCTTGAGGGATCACTTGGAGCGGCGGAAAAGCAGCTCGCGGAGTACATCGCGCGGAAACATCGTCCCGCTCGTAGCGCCTCCCCCCCGATCAGTGACATCCTCCTAGTCTACGGACGGGAGCATGTTCCACACAAGCGGTCGGCCGACAAGATAGAGCACACGATCGCCAACTTGGAACGCTTCTGGGGCGACAAGATGCTGACCGACGTCACGGCCAGGAACTGCCAGGCTTATATTGCTCAGCGCCCCCAGGCGGCAGCGCGACGCGATCTAGAGACACTACGGGCAGCCATCGGCCATTGGCACAAGCACTACGGCCCGCTGCCGGCAATTCCCGCCATCGTCATGCCGGAGAGGTCAGCACCGCGGGATCGATGGCTCACCCGCCAGGAGGCCGCCAGACTGCTCTGGGCAGCCCGTAGGACGCCTCACCTGGTCAGGTTCATCCTGATCGGCCTGTACACCGGAACGCGCTCAGGGGCCATTCTGGCGCTGCAGTGGGAGTGGATTGATCTTGAGCGAGGTACGATGCGACGTAAGGATGTGGGAGAAAGAGATACCAATAAACGACGACCAATCGTCAGGCTGGGAACACGTCTGCTGTCTCACCTGCGGCGCTGGCGTGATCAGGATTTTCGACAACGACGATCAAGTAGTGTCGTTCATTACGACGGGCGTCCCGTACGAAAATTGCGCCGTTCGTGGGCTGGCGCAGTCAGGCGTGCTGCCCTCGGAAACGATGTCACACCACACACCCTCCGGCACACGCGAGCTACCTGGATGATGCAGAAGGGTGTCCCAATATGGCAGGCGGCGGGCGCCCTCGGGATGACCGTGCAGATGCTTGAGCGCACCTATGGCCACCACCATCCGGACTGGCAAAGGGAGGCGGCCAATGCCTGATGTTCACGGTCCAAACTGTACCGAAACTGTACCCGGGGCAGTCCATCAATGCCATAAGTGCTCGGTTTTATTGGTGGGCGGTGACGGACTCGAACCGCCGACCCTCTCGGTGTAAACGAGACACCCTGCGGTTTTTCCGTGAGAAATCAACAACAACATCAACGAACAAACTCGGAACTATCCGGCAACATTCGCTCGTTTCTGTACCGATCCTGCACCCGCGAACCAGGCGCATATAGATAAGGTGTGGAACAATGCGGGACTGGATGCTGGCGACGATCGCGCACTGCGAGCGCGAACACGGGAGGCAGTCATAGTCATGATCGAACCCGGCAAGGAAGATATTGGCCGTGCCGTGCTCTACACGGGAAACCGACATCCCGGCGGCAAGCCGGAAGATGGCATCATCACGTCATTCAACGACCATGCCGTGTTCGTGCGGTATGGAGCTGACAAGCATTCCAAGGCCACAAACCGTCAGGATCTGGAATGGATCGCCCGGCCATGACCGCCCCGCCCGAGCGCCCGCAGGACGACCCTGGCCACACAGGGGTGCCGGGAACATGAGGCGGTTCTCTGCCGAACAGGATGAGCGGATTCGTTGGGACTATCGGAATTACGTTCCAGTGAGCAAGATCGCCGCGAACTTGGGACGGAGTGTTGGCTCAATACGCCAGCGGGTTATTCATCTCGGGTTGCGGCGAAGTTCTGCCGTGTCCAGGCACTTGCGGCATGCACCACCGGAGCTGGCCAGCCAAGTGCATGAGATGCCACCCACTCGTTTTGTGCAGCTCGCGAAGAGGGAAAAGTACGACGCAGTTGCGAGAGCGAAGAATCGCCAGAACGAATTGATCCGATCGAGGCTGAAGGAAATCTTTGCGGAGAATGGATCACGCCGGAGCAAGATGCTGCGGATGTGGGCCGCGGGCGGGACGCTGAAGCAGATCGGACAATTGTTCGGGGTGACGCGGCAGAGAGTGCAGCAGGTTATATCGCCAGATTATGCGCACCAACTGGTCGTTGAGCGAAAACTAG